GAACGTGGCTCCGCTCGCTCCTACCGGACTCGGAGGTGTGGGCTCCTCGAGCGATCACGTTCTCCCTCGGAGACGTGGGAACCGACGTTCGAGACCGCGGTTGGAACCATCCCGGTATGCCGGCGTTGGAGCGGCATGACTTGACCAAGGGGACCGCGACCGCGGGAGCCGAGCTCATTCCAACCGGGTTCGTCCGGACGCTGTATCAGCACTTGATCGAGTTCGCCGCGGTCCGCCAGACCAACGCGACGCTGTTCCGCACGACATCGGGAGAGAACCTCCTCGTCCCGAAGACCACGAGCTACGGAACCGCGGCGCTCGTGGCCGAGGCCGGCGCGCTCGGCGAGGCGGATCCCGCGTTCGCTCAGGTGACGGTCGGAGCGTTCAAGTACGGGCAATTGATCCAGATCTCGTCCGAGCTCGTGGAGGACTCCGCGGTGGACATCCTCGCGTTCCTGGCCAAGTCCGCCGGGATCGCGCTCGGTGTGGCCAACGGCGTTCATCTCGTGACCGGAACGGGAACGGGGCAGCCGCAGGGGATCGCGAACGCTCCCACCGTGGGAGTCACCGGCGCGACCGGACAGACGACTTCGGTGATCGGGAACGATCTCATCAACCTCTACCACTCCATCGTCTCCGGATACCGCAGGAACGGTTTTTGGGTCATGAACGACGCAACCGCGGCGTTCATCCGGCGGATCCGAGACGACACCGGCGGCGCAGGGCTCGGTAACTTCCTGTGGCAGCCGGGACTCACCGCCGGGATGCCGGACTTGCTCCTCGGTCGTCCGGTCATCACGGATCCGAACATGGCGACGATGGCGGCGAACGCACACTCGATCGCGTTCGGCGACTTCTCGCTCTACTACGCGATCCGCGATGTGGATGCGGTGAGGTTCCAGCGCTCGGATGACTTCGCGTTCGCGAACGATCTCGTGACGTTCCGCGCGATCATCCGGACGGACGCGCGCCAACTCGTGAACGGTGCGGGCGGCGCGGTCAAGTTCTACCGCAACTCGGCGACATAGGATCTCCCTCGCGGGAGGCAACGGGATACGGGGGGAGGCAACTCTCCCCCCGGTCCCCGGAGGAGGCAGGGATGGCGAGAGTGCGCGTGTTGGTCCCGGCGTTCATCGGGAACATGGCTCCGAGCGGCGCGGTGATCGAGGTTCCAGATGAGGATCTCGCGTCGATGACCGGATCCGGTGCGGTCGAGGAGACCACAGACGAGATGACCACCGATGAGGAGCTCCTCGAGATGTTGATCGGCTCCTCCCCCAAGCCGGAGCCGTTCGTCGGCGAGGCGGAGCCGGTGGGGAGCACGGAGAACGAGGGAGGGTCCGAGACCAATTTCGAGCCGCTCCCCACCGCCGGCAAGGATGAGCGGGTCTATCCAGACCAGCCGGCGGAGGTATCCGAGGAGGATCTCGCCGCAACCGAGCGCTCGGAGGGTCCGAAATCCGAGGTTGCCGAGGAGGGCTCGGACACCGGCACCGGACCGTATGAGGGGCGGACGGTGGCTCAGCTCCGGACGCTCGCCGGCGAGCGCGGGCTCGAGGGAACCTCCGGGATGACCAAGGCCGAGCTCATCGAGGCGCTCAGGGAATGAAGCTCGCGGCGTTCCTGCTCGCGGTGGCGTGCGTCGTGGCCGGCTTCGCGGTCGCGATCTTCGGCGCGTGGCTCATGCCGCCGCTCTCGTGGTTCGCCGCGGCGATCGCGATCTCGATCATCTTCCGCGAGGAACCATGAGCGGTCCGTTTGCCTCCGCGCAGGATCTCCAAGATCTCACCGGGCTCGTGGTGGCTCGAGCTCGAGCACAGGCAACGCTCCAAGTGGCGTCCGATGTGATCCGGGAGGAGTGCGGACAAGAGCTCTCTCAAGTGGTCGGCGACGTCGAGACGCTCCCCGGCGTGGATCTGGCAACGCTCGTCCTATCGGAGCGTCCGGTGACGGCGATCACGCAAATCCTCGTGAGCGGCTCCCCGGTGACGGACTTCACGTTCTCGCGGTGGGGGGTCATCACGCGCTCGAGCGAGGTCTTTTGGACTTCCGGTGCGGTGGTGACGTACACGCATGGGTTCACCGAGGCGGATTGGGAGTTCGGCGTGCTCCGGTCGATCTGTGTGGACGCGGCGGTGCGGTCGCTCTCGCTCAACCGGGACGGTGCATCGGAGGCGATGGGCTCAAACCTCATGGAGACGGCCGGGTTCTCCCCGGAGGTCTTTCTCACAGAGGGAGAGCGCTCCCGTCTCGCGTCGTTCGGAAAGGCATTGGTCGGATGAACCGGATCCGGGGGATGGCGGCGACCAAGGCGGCGCTCCGGGCGATCGAGACCCGGCTCGCGTTGGCGGCTCCGTCCGCGGCTCGAGCCGGCGGAGAGGTCGTCGCGAACGAGATGCGCGATCGAGCTCCTCGAGACACCGGAGCGCTCGCCGCGTCGATCTCCGTGGACTCGGAGGGGGATGTCGCGAAGGTTGGAGCGAGCGTTCCCTATGATCGGTTCGTCCAACTCGGGACGGTGTATCAATCCCAACAAGCCTACGGCGAGGAGGGCGCTCGAGCGTCAACGGCCGGGATCATCGCCGCTGAGGCGGCGGTGTTCAAACGAGCGATCGAGTAGGGGAGGGTAGATGGCAACATTGACCGTAACGGATGTGGTGCCGGTGACAGGCGTTTTGCAGACGCTCACCGCCGCAGCCGGCGGTGGTGACGTATTCCCCAACCAGGACGGGCGAACGTATTTCGTCGTCACCAACGGCGGTGGTGGCTCGATTACCGTCACCATTGACTCCGTAACGCCGTGCGACCAGGGCGTTGACCACGACGGCGGCGGAGCGGTGGCGGCTGCGGCGACGCGGATCTTCGGACCGTTCCAACCGCGGCGGTTCAACAACTCTCAGGGTCAAGTCGCGGTGACATACTCGGGCGTTACCTCGGTGACGGTTGGAGCTTTCAGGCTCCCGCCAACGGGTTAAGGGGGGACGATGGCCAAATACCGCGGTTATCGGACCATCCTTTCCCGCAACACCACCGGCGTTACGTTCGTCTCGGTGGCTCAAGTGCTCGAGATCGGCGACTACGGATCCACGCGAGCGCTCATCGACGTCTCCGCGCACGGAGACGAGTGGATGGATTTCCTCGGTGGCCGGCAAGAGGGCAACGAGTTCACGGTGCGGCTCGCGTTCGATCCGGCGGACTCGCAGCAGGTCGCCATCAAGGCCGATTACGACAACTCGGTTGCGAAGAAATACCGGATCACGCATCCGGACTTCGTTCGCGGTGTGGAGCTCAACACCATCAACATCGGCTACCTCGAGCGTCCGCCGCAGGACGGCGCATATGAGGCCGAGGTCTCCCTCAAAATCGTTTCGCCGGGGATGACCACGTTCTAGGAGGAGGCAAGGGAAATGACGCTATCCCGCGAGGAGATCTTTGCGGCACGCAAAGACCGCAAGCCGGTGGAGCTCGTTGTGCCGGAGTGGGGGGGATCGGTGTTCGTTAAGCATCTGACGGTCGCCGATCAAGTCGAGCTACAGAACCACACGCAACCGGCGGAGATGCCGATCGCGGTTCTCATCGCGTGTCTGGTGGATGAGAACGAGGAGCCGATCTTCTCGCTCTCCGATACCGAGGAGCTCTCCAAAGAGGCGTTTCCGGTCGTGCTCAAAGTGTTCGGGTTCGTCGCCAAGCTCAACGGACTCTCCAACGCGGAGCTCGAGGAGGCGATGTCGAATTTAGGAGCAATCCCACCCTCAACCACGGAATCCGATTCGCTCTCGCAACAGGGCGAACCGATTTCCGAGATGTCGGCTCCGTCGAGCTAACGGAATGGATGGCGTGGGAAGCGGTGAACGGACCGCTCCTCATCCACGAGAGGTTGGACTATTGGTTCATCCAACTAATGTGGTTGATCGCGAACACCAACTCAAAACGTCGGATATCCATGCGAAAGTTCCTGCCTCCGTGGATAGACCTTCCGCTCGGCGACGTGGACGAGGGATTCGCGCGGCTCCTCGCGATGGCCGAAGCGAACGAGGCCGCTGACGATGCCGACGATTTCCACGTTGACCGTTGATGTAGAGGCGAATACCTCCAAGCTCAAGACCGGGCTCAAAGTCGCCGGTGCGGCGCTCGGACTCCTCGCGACCGGAGCGGCGTTCGCGTTCAAACAATTCGAGGACGCGGAGAAGATCTCCAACCAGACCGCGGCGGCGCTCGAGTCAACCGGCCATGCGGCGCGGATCTCACAGAAAGACATCGAGGGGATGGCGTCTCGGCTGTCGGCGATGGCCGGCGTCGATGACGAGCTCATCCAGTCCGGCGAGAACCTCCTCCTCACGTTCACCAACATCAAAAACCGCGTGGGGGGAGAGTTCACCGGGACGTTCGACCGGGCAACCGGCGTCATGCTCGATATGTCTGTTGCGCTCGGACAGGACATGAAATCGTCCGCGATCCAACTCGGCAAAGCGCTCAATGATCCGATCAACGGGCTCACGTCGTTGACGCGCGTCGGCGTCTCGTTCGATGAACAAACCAAGAAGCAGATCGAGACGCTGGTGAAGCATGGGAACGTCACCAAGGCCCAGGCGCTCATCCTGGACGAGCTCACGAAAGAGTTCGGCGGAAGCGCACAGGCTCAAGCCACGGCGACCGGCAAGATGTCCGTCGCGTTCGGGAACCTCGCGGAGACGGTTGGCGGGTTGGTCGCGCCGGCGTTCGAGTTCCTCGCGACGAATCTACAGATGGTCGTGGAGTGGCTCCAAGCCAAACTCCCGGAGGCGATCAAATCGGTGGTGGAGTGGTTCCAAGGGCTCACCGATGAAGGCACAAAGGTCGCCGACGCGCTCGGCGGCGTGGTCGAGTGGTTCCAAAAGGTGTGGAACATCATCAAGCCGATCGCACAAACGGTCGGAAAAGAGCTCGTGGAAGCGTTCACTCAAACGTGGCGCGTGCTCTCGTCCAACCTCGGTCCGATGCTCAAGGCGTTGTGGAATCTGCTTGTGAAGGTGTGGGACATCGTTGGACCGCTTGTGAAAGTGTGGCTCTCGATCCAGGCGATCTGGATCAAGATCGCGTTGGAGGTTCTCCCGGTTCTCATCGCCATCATCACGAAAGTTATCGAGTGGCTCGCGAAGATCATCGAGAAAGCGCTCGACGTGGTGACGTTCTTCCGGGACAAGTTCATAGAACCAATTGTCAATGTGTTCGGCCGCATCGTGGACGCGATCTCCAAAGTGATCGGGTGGCTCCGGGAACATCTCCAACCAGTTTGGAACGCGGTGTTCGGTGCGGTGGCGGGGTTCATCGGCAGGGCGATCGAGGCCATGAAAACGCTCATCGGTTGGATCAAGAATGCGATCGAGTGGCTCGGCCAACTCGGTAAGGGAGTGGGGTCGGCGCTCGCCGGCAAAGCGATTGAGAAAGGGGTCATCCCTCCGCTACCGAACCTCTCCGCTCCGACAGGGCCAACCGGGATCCAGCACGGAGGGGTAGTCACTCGGACCGGGCTCGCGCTCGTTCACAAGGGGGAGGCGTTCTCCGGCGTCAACAACGAGATGGGGTTCGGGCTCGGTGGTGGGGATATCGTTATCCAAGTGAACGGACAGACGCTCGCGCGCATCCTCCGAGATGAGCTCACCAAACTCGGCCGGCGCAACGTCACCGCGGGGATCCCGGCATGAGTCTGCCGACCCTCAAAGTCGAGATGGACTCGGGGAGTCTGACTTCCGCCGCGGGAGGGTTCATCCTGGATGACACGACGTTCGGCAAACTCGACACCGCTTTTCTCGGTGCCGGCGAGCCGTCGTGGGACTTCGACATCTCGAGCTACGTTCGGTCGGGGTCCACAGAGCGCGGAACGAGCAACGAGCTCCAACGGGTCGAGGCCGGCACCGGGAGCATCCTGCTCGATACGCGGGATGGAGCGTTCATCCCCACCAACACGCTCTCGCCGTTCTATCCCAACATCGTCCCGATGCGGCGGATCCGGATCACCGCAACGTGGAACGGCGTTTCGTATCCGATCATGGTGGGCCACGTCGAGGAGTGGCCGGTGAGCTTCCCCGGCGGGGTGGATCAAGTGGTGGAGATCCAACTCACCGATGCGTTCGCCGTGCTCGCGATCTCGGCAGTCTCGGGGAGCTTCCCGGCTCAGACCACCGGGGAGAGGGTCACCGCGATCTTGGACGCGATCGAGTGGCCGCTCCCCCAACGCGACATCGACACCGGTGCGTCTTCGGTGCCGGCGTCCACGCTCGCCAACGTCCCGGCGCTCGCGCATCTCCAAGATGTCGAGAAGGCCGAGGGAGGCCGGCTGTTCATCTCCTCGGACGGGAAGGTGACGTTCCGCGATCGCTATCCGACGCTCGTGACGGACTTCTCCACGCGAACGTGGAGCGACACCGGATCGGACATGACGTATCGGGATATCGCGATCCGCTACGGAGCGGCGTTCCTGTTCAACGATATCCACATGACGCGCGCCGGCGGCGCGGAGCAAACGGCGTTTTCGGATTCCTCGTTCCAGCGGTTCATGCTCCGCTCGTTTCCCCCCGGCGGAGGGATTGATGAGGTTCTCCTCGCGAGCGATCTCGAGGTCGAT